TGGCAATAAGTACGATTCTGACGACTGGAAAGACCTGATCACCGCTATGGTCGCCAAGTCCAAAAAGCAAGAGCAGCGCATGGCCCCCGGCCTTGATGGTGGCGTTGTGATGTTCGGTCAGCGCACCAGTAAGATGACTGTCCGCCAGATGGTCGAAGTCATTGAGGCTATCTACTGGTTCGGAACTCAGCAGAACGTCAAGTTCAGCGAAAAATCACGCCTCGAAATTGAATGGGCGAAACGCTGGGGTGAGCGCAATGAGTAGCCCACTTTCCCGCGTCATCACCAATGAAATCTTCCGCGTTCCTGCGCGCCGCAAGCGTAAGCCCGCGGTTAAGCCGTCCGACATCCCGACCTTGAAAGGCTACACCGCCCGCCTGGTGGATCAGAAATGGCTGCGTCTCGCGGCACGGAGGGCGCATGGCTAATTTATGCAAGGCGGCGCGCGGCCGCGAATGTCAGGTGCGGATCCCCGGCGTATGCAACGGCAATCCTGAAACCTCAGTACTGGCTCACATTCGTCTTGCTGGTCTCTGCGGGACCGGAATCAAGCCGCCTGACCTGATCGCCACCATCGCATGCAGCAGTTGCCACGACGAGATTGATCGCCGCACCCGTCTGGTCGATGCGGAATATGCAAAGGATTGCGCGCTGGAGGGCATGGCCCGCACACAGGTTATCTGGCTGAAAGAGGGGCTAGTAAAAGCATGAATGAATATCGCATCAGCCTCCCGTGGCCGCCGAGCAACAACCGCTACTACCGGCATAACCGCGGGCGCACGCACATCAGCACAGAGGGGCAGGCGTACCGCGACAGTGTCGCCAGAATCATCAAAGACTCAATGCTGGATATCGGCCTGGCTACACCCGTGAAAATACGCATTGAGTGCCATATGCCGGATCGCCGCCGCCGCGACCTGGACAATCTGCAAAAGGCCGCGTTCGACGCCCTGACGAAATCCGGTTTCTGGCTCGATGACCAGCAGGTCGACTACTACAGCGTGAAGAGGATGCCAATCGTCAAAGGCGGCAGGCTTGAACTGACCATCACCGAACTGGAGGCCGAATGAACCACACAGACTTCCTGAGGTACCAGGCCGAAAGCGTAAAGCGCGCCAGCATGCCGCCAGTAGCAAAGCACAGCCAAACAAAAACCAACCAGCCACAGAAGGAAGCCGCATGAACAGTCAGCAACTGGAATACGTACGTCAGCAGCTCATTGTGGCGACCGCAGATCTGAGCGGGGCGACGAAAGGTCAACTGGTAGCTTTCGCCGAGAACGCACAATTCACCGCGACGGCGCGCAGCCGGGGCAGGAAAAAGGTATTCGACAAGGATAAGCAGCGCATGGTCAACCCGGACGGCCCGCCGATGAGCGGCAGCCAGTCCCGCGCCAAAGGCTCATCCATCGCGCTGGTCAGCCCGGTAGAGTTCGGTACCGCATCCTGGCGCCGTGCAGTACTGTCTCTGGAAGACCATCAAAAAGCATGGCTGCTCTGGAACTACAGCGAGAATATCAGCTTCGAGTACCAGGTGGCGATAACTCAGTGGGCGTGGGCAGAGTTCCGGGAACAGCTCGGTGCGAAGAAGGTGGCTGGCAAGACGATGGAGCGCCTGAAGAAACTGATATGGCTGGCGGCGCAGGACGTGAAGGCAGAGCTGGCGGGGCGCGAGATGTACGAATACCAGGCGCTCGCGGAACTGGCGGGCGTGGCGAAATCCACCTGGACAGAAACCTATCTGCCTCACTGGCTGGCGATGCGGAACAGCTTTAAGCGCCTCGATAGTGGTGCGCTTATCTCAGTAACGCGATCACGTTCACAACAAAAGGCGACAAATTCGCACTCAACTCTTGCAAAACCGAACTGAAACGCATATATTTCATGTAAATCTGATATCGTCGCCATAGCTTTGATTGTCGACATAAATAATTCAAGCCCGAGGTTAACGCCTTGGGCTTTTTAGTTGGCTGTGGCTAGATAGGCCAATCGAAAAGCGGTATCGTCACCGCCTGCCATAGCGAACAATGACGAGCAACTAAGACGAGGTTGATATGGACTTTGATTCAAGCTCCACGGTAATGGAATTTAAGCATGCCTTCCCTATTCCTGAGGGTCTTTACTGGGATGGAAAGCGCTTCGACACTATTAGCGGATTTGTTGAGAGTGAAGCGACTGCTGATATGTATACCAATCTGCTTTCTGGCTTTATTGCAGGGTTAGAAGCGAGCGGAAGGATGACTGATTTCACCGTCGAACCATTCAACCGAAACCCATAAAGAAGAAATTTAAAACAGGTCGCTTAGGCGGCCTTTTTTGTAACTGCACAACAGGAAAGAGCATTGAACAAGGCGAAATCCGGAAGACGCGACTAATGCCATCCGGGCGTCCAGTGCTATATCCGTTGTGGTGTAACTCAATTCCCGCTTGCGGGTTGAATGGGTAGAGTAATGCATCAACTGGCATAGCCAGCAGGGCAGGCACGATGCTAATGCTGAACCTGAGTATCGGTTCGAGTCCGATCGCCACACACAGAACCCACTACCTGGGACCCTTCGGCCAGAGAGCCGACATTGCCTTACCCTCACATTGCCAGCCTGTCGCTGGCTTTTTTATTTTCAGGCTCCGGGAACCATCATCGACACGCCTACTTGTTAAATCGTCCCGAGGGCCTGAACCAACTACACACGGAATAAATATGTCTGAGACCTTCACTATCGTAGGCGTTGGTCTTACATCGTCATCAGTCGGTGTAACCTTTGCCACGCTGTTTCCGGAGGCGACTCCAGCAGTGATGCTCGGATCACTCGCCGGAACGGCGCTATACGTTCTGACCTCAGATCCCCATCAACTCTGGAAGCAGGCTATCTTTGCGCTGATATCGTTTATCAGTGGCGTGTTCTTCTCCGTTCCCATGGCGAAAATCATGGCCGGAATCATCAACACGCCGTTAAGCCTGATGAAGCCACCGGCCAGCATTGAGGTATCGCCAGCTGTCGGTGCAATTGTCACTGCTTCCATTTCCGTGGCAGTCCTGCTGCGTATTCTCCGCAAATCCAAAAGCGGGAAGATGCCGGGGCTGGGGGAGGAAGATAAATGACATGGCAGCTTCTTCTGATGGATGCAAACGCCATAGTTTGCCTGTTAATCATGGTCAGGCTGATGTTTTTCCGGAAAGAGGGGAAGCGTCATCGCCTGAGTGTCGCGGTGCTGGCCTATCTGGTCATTCTTGCCGCCGGATTCAACGCCTTCAACATTCTGCTCGGCCACTACGTACAGGTTAACCTCGGCGATCTGCTGCTTAACTCCGTCATCTGCATGGCGGTGTGGCTGGCGCGCGGTAACCTGGCGAAGGTCGTTATAACGGAGTAGTCCATGCAAACCAGCGAAAAGGGGATAGCCCTGATCAAAGAGTTCGAAGGCTGCAAACTCACCGCCTACCAGGACAGCGTCGGCGTATGGACGATCGGCTATGGCTGGACTCAGCCTGTCGACGGCAAACCAATCCGCGCCGGAATGACAATTAAGCAGCAGACAGCGGAGCGATTGCTGAAGACCGGATTGGTAAGCTACGAAAGTGACGTTTCCCGCCTGGTTAAAGTCGGTCTGACTCAGGGGCAATTCGACGCCCTGGTGTCATTCACGTACAACCTCGGCGCCCGGTCTTTGTCGACATCTACGCTCCTGCGAAAGCTCAACGCCGGTGATTACGCGGGCGCTGCCGATGAGTTCCTGCGCTGGAATAAAGCAGGCGGTAAAGTTCTGAATGGGCTGGCCCGTCGGCGTGAGGCGGAGCGCGCTCTGTTCCTGTCGTGATTGTCGCACTGGTAAAGCGTTACTGGCTGCAGCTGCTGGTGGTGGCGTTAATCGGCGTGCTGGCGTTCAAGGTGAACCACTACCGCGAAAACGCCATCACCTATAAAGACCAGCGCGATAAAGCGACAGTAAGAGCCAACACATCAGAGGCGGTCACCAACAACGTGATCACCGTGATGAACCTAATCCGTGACATCTCACAGGCTAACCAGAATGCAAAGAACGAACTGGCCCAGAAAGGCGAAACGCGCATTGTCTACATCAGGCAGGCGCTTGAAGGCGATCCGTGCGCTAACCAGCTTGTTCCTGCTGCAGCTGCTGACAGCCTGCGGGAATACGCAGACAGTTTACGTTCCGGCCCCGGTGGTGCCGATAAGCGCTGACCTGACCGCAGACACGCCGATCCCCGGAATGGTGGTTCCGTTCACATGGCAGGCAAGTCTTGAGTTAAACGCTCAGCTCTACACGGCGCTGGGACAGTGCAATCTGGATAAGGCGGCAATCAGAAAAATAGAGTCCTCAAGATCCTCTCAATAATGCCAAGCAATTTACCTGTTTTTATGGAGTCAGTGATACGATTCTGATACTACAGGTCGATATGAGGCAGAGTTGGATAAATGGTTACTGTTAGCGAAGTATATGAAGCAGGCAGCAAGTATTTTAAGGGTGGTAATTTCTTTGTAGAGATACATAGAATTGGCATCCGGTTTGTTCACGAGACCGTCGTTGATGGGCAAAATAAAACCGAAAGCCATTTTTTACAGCGTAATCTGGACGATATTTCAGTGCCAGAATTGTTAGGCTTTCTTCAAGGGTCAATAGAAGAGCCTAACTACAGCGAAAACTAACCGCCTTCGGGCGGTTTTTTTATTGCCATCACCATGGGTAGGCTCATCTTAACGGCAATATCCCCTGCAACGGATAATCAACCAAATATCCCTTCAAGCGGATAAAGAGGCTCTCAATGTCCGACATCTATATCATCAAACTGACTACGAACGACGGCGGCGAGTACACGGGCAAGATGTCACGCCGTCAGCCTGAGCTGGTTAACGGCTTTGTGCCGCTGGCGACCGAGACGGGAGAGTGGCTGTATTTCGCACCTGCCGATGTGAAGCGCGTGCAGTTCACGCCAGTACCGGCAGAGCAGGCCGAACAGTCATTAGAAGAATAAAATGAGTAAAGAACGGCAAGAAGTTAAAAGGCCTACCGTGAGATAGGCCGAAATCTTAGTCTTTCATAAATTTCTCACGACGGTAATCGTCATAACCACTTTGTTCGCGACAATCTTCGCAGAGTAAGCCGCCATGCTCCCATGTGTGTTCATAAGCCTCATCAAGCTCTGCACCTTCCAGAACTTTTCCGCAACCGTTGTGATGTCCACCAGGATCGGTATAACCCTCACAACCATGACTCATAAACGGTTGTAATACTCTCTTTTGTGCCGGTGATAAAGTTGCATATCCTTTGTCGATAGCAAGCTTGGCAATGCCTGATACTTTTCCATCCTCATTATGGAAAACATCATGCTTTAACAGTGTTTCGAGCAAATTCTCTTCAATACCCATAGTTCCTCCTTATGAAAACTCTTCAATGATCGGCTAAAAGTATTAATTATTAAGTGATCTTGAGCAAATCATGAGGAGTAAATCGCATTTTAATAAAGGTCGAATTTACGGAGTAACCCATGGTTAACGATGACGAGCGCAGGCCATATCCGCCAGTTAACTTCATCGCCTCCGACAACTGGCAGCCATACACCAGGCTGATACCCGCTAACGAAGTGCATGAGTGGATAAGCCGACAAATCATCAGCGATACCGGCAGCATCCATAATCCTGACCACGGGCACCTCTTAGAGGCTGACCTCTGCTTCATGTGGGCGACCGATTCTTTCGCGAAGAAAGGTCGCTTAGTTCTCGGTCAGGCCGAACAGGTAATGCTCCGCGCCGGCGGTTGGCAGAAAGCCAGAATGGAACAGCAGATGCATGAATGGTTCGG